TTTACGCCTTGAAGACCAGAGGTACGCAGCAGGAGTCGCTAACCAATATGAGGATAGGGTGATAGCAGATGCAGGGACAATCGAGGCTCTGGCTTGCGTTACGACTGAGCTCACGGGTTTAGGGGTGGACGATGCTAAGGTGCTGACCATTGACAAAATTTATATGCTGCCGAGTGGTGGCACAATCGATAACTATCAACCTGTGCTGCAGACTACTGAGCGCACTATGAACAATGACTTTGTGATCTATGGCGAATAATATCCGACTAATCAATCTGGCATCTTATACCACGCCACAAATCAGCGAGAACCCTCGCTTGAGCTGGGTGGAGTATGGCGATGACAATCAGTTTTTCAACTACCTTATCGATAGGGCTAACGGGTCACCTACGAATAATGCGGTGATCACGGGAATCGTGGATATTATCTACGGCAAGGGAATCGATGCTTCTAACTCTGATGCTAACCCATCCGGGTATCTGGAGCTGCGTAGGCTTATCCAGCCCGAACAACTGAAGAGGGTAGTAAATGACTACTATATGCTTGGCAATGGAGCGTTCCAGATTATCTATACTGCGGACAAGAGCAAGATAGCGGAGGTATATCACATCCCAGTCGAGACGTTAAGGGCAGAAAAGTGCAACGAAGAGGGAGAGATCGAGGCCTACTATATGGCTTACGATTGGAGTAAGGTTCGAAATAAGAACCAAGCGGAGCGCATCCCAGCGTTTGGATACGGAGCAGCATCCGATAAGGCAGAGATCCTTTACATACGCCCGTACCGGAGTGGCTCTTACTACTATTCACCTGTGGATTACCAAGGCGGGCTTCCATACGCTGAGATGGAGGAAGAGATCGCCAACTACCATATCAACAATATCAAGAACGGACTGGCTCCTTCTATGATCATCAACTTTAATAACGGCATCCCACCGCAGGAAGAGCAGGACAATATCGACTTTGCAATTAAACAGAAGTGGAGCGGTAGCAATAACGCAGGCAAGTATATCCTCGCCTTCAACGATGATAGCCAAAAAGCTGCTACTATCGAGCCCGTTACTTTATCGGAGGCTCACCTTCAGTATGAGTTCCTCAGTAGTGAGAGCACGAGCAAGATTCTGGTATCACATCGCATCACCTCGCCTATGCTCTTCGGGGTAAAGGATGGTACTGCTGGATTGGGTAGCAATGCCGATGAAATTAAGAATGCTTTTAATCTGTTAGATAACACGGTGATCCGCCCGAAGCAGGAGCAGATCGCTGCTGGCTTGGATATGATTCTTGCTTACAATAACGTAAGCCTCGACCTATACTTTAGGACATTGACTCCTGCGGAGTTTGCTGATGTCAAAGAGGTAAGCGATGAGGTCGTGGTCGAAGGGGCTCCGGTTGCAGATGTAAGTGAGGCAACGGAGGATCTTATCAAAAAAGATGCATCCTACAATGGTGCACAGATTGCCAGCTCTCTGGATATTATGAGAGCCGTTACGGAAGGGATACTTACGCAAGACCAAGCGATCACGTTCCTCGTACAGATGCTACAATTTGACCCACAAGTAGCGCAGGCTCTTTTCGTGGGTAACTCCTCTGCCGTTATTACACAGATGAAATCGCAAAAGGGGGGAAGGGATGGCCTCCCTTTTCTGATGGAGGAGCTTGCTGCTGAACTGGTAGCAAAGCTTCAAAATATCGGAGAGAGCGAAGAGGAACTACTTAGCGACTATGATATGGTCGATTCTGAGATAGTCGATAGCGAGGAAGATGAATACGATGTCGAGGCATACCTAAACTCCCGGACTGAACTTGTAGCGCAGGATCCCAGCGAGCAAGATTCGAAGAGATACAAGGTACGCTACTTCTATGCGAAGGGTACAAGTGCAAGCCCCTCCGGGCCAAGCAGAACCCTCTGCCGTAGCCTTATCGCTGCTAAGAGAGTATATCGGATGGAGGACATCAAGGAACTAAGCTCTAACGGGGGCGCAGAAGCGCAGGGAGCCTCTTACAGCGTCTGGTTGTACAAGGGTGGGGCTAACTGCTACCATCGCTGGGAACGTAGGGTATATCGCAAGAAACTGACGAAGGATGGCGAGATCTATGGAGGGGGCACTTTGAATGGCACGACTATCATTAACGTAAATGAAGCGGTACGTCAAGGATTCAAGCTACCCAAGAACCCAAAGGAGGTCGCTATCGCACCTATCGATTCGGACTACCAAGGCTATACTCCTGCTTACGCTCAGAGTAAAGGGATACCCAAATAGTCGCAATATCCGAGCAATCGGGTTTATTAAATATGGCATACGCTCTCTTTGTTTCACCCGATGATATCGTAAAGCGTACCGCTATATCCGGTAACGTGGATCGTGATCAGATGGTGCAGTATATCAAGACCTCGCAGGACATACATATCCAAGCGTTGCTCGGTACTGCGTTGTACGATAAACTCAAGAACGATGTGCTGGCAAATACCCTCTCGGGCAACTACCTAACCTTGATGAATGACTACGTGCAGGATGTACTGGTGCATTACACGATGGTGGAGCTGCTTCCGTTTTTAACGTACAAAGTAAGCAACGGGGGGGTATTTAAGAAACAGAGCGAGAATAGCGAGAGCATCGACAAGAGCGAGCTGGAGTACTTGATCCAGAAGGAGCGAGATACGGCAGAGCATTACGGCAGGCGTTTAGTGAATTACTTGACTTTTTACGGCAGCCTTACTCCGGAGTACTACGCTAACCAGAACGGGGAGATGTATCCTACGGATGGGCAATCATTTCACGGATGGTATTTATGAATAGGTACGGAATCAAAAGGAGCAACATCCAAAAGCTCCGGGTATTTTTAAGCAAAAAGAAGTGAGCAATTTTATATCGTGGGGAGTAGTGTACTGCTCTACTTGGTTTGGCCAAGTGGACGAGACTACTTTGTCTATCCAGAACCAGTCAGCCCCTCCGTGCTTCGCTCCTGCTAATGAGATCGTGGAGCAGTTTGAGACTCGGGTGCTGAACGATGGAGGCACGTTTGAGGGATTTGATTGCTTGACTGCTGCCTTGCAGGACTTGGGTGAAGATACCTACTATGATATTTTTGATACGTACATACAGCGTATGACCGATGACGGAGCAACATTGGAGGGAGAGGACTGCTTAATTGACCAACTATTTATTTTGAATTGATATGAGTTTTTTTGATGACGCAAGTCTGGTAATGATTCCTTCGGGATACAAAGACCAAAAGGTTTACTCGGTTAAGCCGACCGATGGTACGGGCGACCTCACCTTCAGCCGTGCCTCAAGCGCTACCCGTGTGCAAAGTGACGGCCTAATTGAAAAGGTGCGGACTAATCTTGTTTTGCAGTCTGAAGCGTTTAATACGACTTGGGCGGTTAATGGCATTGTAGTAACGGCAAACTCCGCAGCCAATCCTTTGACTGGAACCACGACTGCCGATACAATTACTGCCGATGCTGCAAACAACTTTCACCTAATAACTCAAAGCATTACTTATTCAGCAAACGAAAACACCGTTTCTATTTATGTTAAAGCTAACGGATATTCTTGGTTTCTTATTGACCCGAGCATTACAAATGCTTTTGGGTATTTCAACGTAACTACTGGCGCAGTCGGCACAAAGGGTTCGGCTTGCACAACAAGCATTTCTAATGTCGGAGGCGGATGGTATCGTTGCTCGGTGACTTTTACGCCTTCGGCTGGCGCTGCTATTTGTAACTTTTCTATTCGTGATGCTGACAATGGAGGTGCTTTCTTGGGTGACGGAGTAAGCGGTTTCTTCATTTTTGGAGCGCAAGCGGAGACTGGAGTAGCAACGGACTACATCCCCACCACCACCGCAGCGGTATCAGTTGGCCCCGTTAGCGGTTTACCCCGTTTGGATTATTTGGGGTCTACTTGCCCTCGCTTGTTGCTTGAGCCGCAGCGGACAAACGTAGCTACTTATTCAGAGCAGTTTGATAACGCAGCTTGGAGTAAAACAAAAGCAACGGTCACGGCAAATGATACCATTAGCCCAGATGGATATACAAATGCTGACAAGATTGTTTTTGCCGATGGAACAAGTACCATCAATCAAGCTTACAATCTTGCTGGGGCTACCGCTACTCGTTCAGTTTACATCAAGGGTACGGCTGGTCAAACAATCTCGTTAGATGATGTTTTCGCATCACAACCGCTTATCACTCTTACGGGTCAATGGCAGCGCATAACCTTTACGGCTGCTGCTCCTAATGGATACGGATTTGGCATTAGTACTTTTGGTGGTGCTACTGCTCGCACCATTTGGCTTTGGGGAGCGCAAACTGAAGTCGGAGCCTACGCCACCTCGTACATACCCACATTGGGAACGAGCGTTACAAGGGTTGCGGATGCTGCTTCTAAAACGGGCATTAGCTCGCTTATAGGTCAGCAAGAAGGTGTCGTTTTTCTTGACTTTGTTTACAATGGAAGCGAAGCGCAAGCTGGTAATTTGTTTAATACAAACACCAATACAACCTCATCTTTATTTATTGTTAGAACCGCTACAGGTATTATTGATGCTGGACTATTTGTAAGCGGTTCAACAGCGGCAAAAATCAATTTAGGGAGTATTCCAGTTGGCTCAAGAGTTAAACTTGCATACGCCTATAAAAGTGGTTCGAGCGCCCTATATGTAAATGGCGTACAAATTGGAACAAGCGCAAACACTTACACTTTGCCTTCGGCAATGACCGAAATCAATTTAAACGATGACACGAGTTATTTTGCATTTCAACAAAGCGTAAGTTTTAACCAAACGCTACTATTTACGACCCGTTTAACTAACGAATCTCTTGCCGAGTTGACCTCACTTTAAAATCAACATACGATGAAGTATCTCAAGTACGAATTTACTCCTACCCAATGGGAGGCTGCAAAGAAAAAGATTGAAACCACTACAACCAATCCTGAAGGTGAGGTTGTAACCACTTGGAACTCCGAGCTGGTTACGGCAGTAGTTGAGTTGGGCTACCTCTGCACCGAATGGGGTACGGATGAGGAGGGCAACCAAGTTTGCTTGAAGACCTCACCGAAGTACGCAGTAGACATCCTGTGGACTGGTGAGCCTCTTGCTACCTCATTTGCCTCTTACGTTGTTTATCCAGCACCCTGTGGCGTTCACGTGTTTGCAGGATGGGAGCAAGCATACGCAGAGGAATACTGCAAGGCTAACCCCGAAGCAGCATACTGCCAACCTCCTGTACCTCCTGTTGAGCAATGACAAAGGAATCTGCTGATTCAGTAATTACGTCTTGGTCTTTGACAGGCGCAGGTCTGCTCGTAGGCTACGTTCATCAGGCGTTGGGCTTGTTGGTGCTTGTAGCATCACTTGCCTACACCTTATGGAAGTGGCGCAGAGATTGGTTACGTGATAAAAACGAGCGCAAGTCGTGATTATTGAGCGCATTTGGAAAGACCCAAAGACAACAGTATTAGGCCTGCTTATCGTAGGCCTTTGCTTTGTTCTGGTATTCTATGAGAAGGCTACCCTCACGGAGGTATCTGCGTTCCTTATGGGAGCGTTTGCACTTATGTTTTTAAAAGACCCTAACGATGGCAAAGCAACAGGCGGTAAGTAAGTTCATCAGCAAGAGCAAGAAGCGAGGCAAGCATTCAAAGAGTGCAAGCAGCAACAAGCGTAGCAAGAACTACAAGAAGCCCTACGGAGGGCAAGGTCGTTAAGTCGGTTCAACAATTTTACTTAATATTGTTAAGTAGGTTTATCAAAACCAATAACGAGCAAGATTTTAATAAAATCAAAACCAATGACCAAGAACTTTAGTCTTGCTGAACTGACCAAAACGAATACAGGCCTTCCTAACGCTTTACCGAAGCACTTGGAGGGAAACCTTCGTGCGCTTGCAGAAAACGTCTTACAACCTGCGAGAGATGCGTTAGGAGCGATTGAGGTAACGAGTTGCTACCGAAGCCCCGAAGTCAACAAGCGAGTAGGCGGAGCAAAGACCTCGCAGCACGTACAGGCTCAAGCGGCTGACCTAAAGTATTCGGGTGGTAATGACGTGCTGCTTGAATGGCTACTTGAGAACGTGGAGTATGACCAAATCATAAATGAGCATCCAGATGCTAACGGAGTACCTGCTTGGGTTCACGTTAGTTATTCAGAGGGCAAGAACCGAAAACAAAAACTAAAAGCAGTCAAGCTAAATGGCAAAACCAAATACCTCCCACTTTGATGAATGGCTTAACGAACTTGAAAAAACGG